CGCGGCCGCGGCGCGAGTCGCGGCATGCAGCCGAACACCGTGGACCATCCCGCCGCCCTGCTCGGCCTGCCAGAAGCTCTTTGCCGGGCCGACAGGACGCGGCGGGTTGCCCACGAGTTGGCGCCGATCCTTGAACTTGGATTCTTGCAGGCCGGTGGCGAGCAGCATGATGCGTGCGGCCGGCGTGTCCATTCTGGCGGGCAGCAGCGCCAACGCGGGATCGATGGCCGTCCGAATGATGGTCTGCAACAGCGTCATGACCACACCCCCGTCCGCCCCATGACGGCGACATTTCCTTGCGAGCGCCAGACGATTGCGCAGACCGTGACCGACATGACGGCCTGCCACACTGTGACCGGGGCATGCCCGATCACGATGTCGATGGCCTGGCCGCCGGCCGCGACGATCAGCAGGTACGCCAGGAGCGAGACACCGGGCCGGTACCGGCAGCCGCCGCGGCGCCAGCAGATGAGCCGTCCGGCCGTCAGCACGCTGGCCAGCACGATGATGGTTTCGATCAGCATGACGCTCTCCTTATTTCTTGGAAAACACCGACCGCCAGAATTCGGCCAGGTCGATAGACTTGATCCTGTCGATTGCCACCAGCGTCAGGTGAACCACCAGCGCCGAGACGCCGTAGGCGATCAGCAACGGCGATTTAATGGGCGACAGCGCGGCCACGTCCGCCACCGCGGCGTAGCCACCACTAGCGACACGATCATGTAGATCGCGCGCGCCCACAGGGTCGTGTCCTTCGCGGTCAGCGCGAACGTCACGCTGCCCGCAAAGGCCCCGATGACTGCGCTGGGGTCCAGCTTCGTGACCAGCGCGGCCACGCCGACGATGGCGCTCACGACCCAGGCGGTCACTGCGTTGGGTTCTGTCATTTGCTTTCCTATTTTTTGGGGCGTAAAAAAAGCCCGCCGAAGCGGGTTGAAGGTGTTCCTGGTTTGGCTCTATAGCTGCGGCATCAGCCCCACTCAATGGCGGCGAGATCCTCCGGCGTCTCGGCCAGCAAGACCAGATCTCGCAGCGCCTGGCGTTTGCCCGTCAGCGAGCCGCTGATCTGCCGATACTGCAGATCCATGTCGCGAATCTTCGTGGCCAACTCCTCGCGGGTGATACCGCGCGCAGGCGCAGCCGCATCGATCCAGGGCGTCGCATCCTCGGTGCCCGCCAGCACGACAGCAGACTCCATGATCTGCACCGGCCAGGTCTCGCGCTCGGCATCCGGGTAGCCCTGGGCGAGTGCCGCCGCGGCTGCGGCATAGCTCGCATTAATCTCGGCCTCCTTGGCCGCGCGCAGCTGGTCCAGCGTAGGCCCCTCGGGAGTCGGAATCGACGCAACCGGCACCAGCGTCGACGGGATGCTCGTCAGCGCATCACCCAACGCGTTGCGGAACTCCCGGCCGGCTTCTGTCACGGTTACGACGACGTCATCGTCCAACGCCCAATATTGGCCAGTGGCCGGGTCTTTGAAGTTCTGCATTATCGGTACTCCATCCACACAAGCGAGACGATGCCGTCAGTAGCCGCCCGATACGTCGCACGGGGAGGCACGATCATTGAGCCGCCAACGGTTCCGCCAGAAAACGTACTCGGCCATCCGAGGCGCGCCATAACAACGGCGTCAGTCTGTAGGGTCAGACTGATGGATGAACCGGACCCAATACCGCGAACGCTGACAAGGATGGGCTTATCCGTGGGATTAACGTAAACGGTCCCGTTGGCGAGACGGCTGGCCGTCACGTCCTGCCAGCTCTGCCCAATGCCCAATATTGCGGCCGCCTGCGTCTTCAACGAGGCGATCACCGAAAACGACAGGTCTGACTTAGCATAGGCGCCACTGAGCCAGCGATAGAAACCCTCATCCGGCACATTGATCAGCCAATGTTTTGGGTCGGGAGTTCCCCCAAAGGGAAAGACGGGATATGCGAACGGAGCAAAGCCCCCTCGGTCACCCATTCGGTATGGGCCGCATTTCGCCGCTTGAAGAGATTGTTTGCCGTGTCCGCCCACGTCGAGAATGGCCAGGCCAGCGCAGCTGGGTCGGTGTCGCCCGAGAAGTCCGTCGCGATGGTCTGAAGCGCATCATTCAGCGCCGGGACCGCCACAACCCCGGGCAGCGGCGGAGTGGTCGACAATTTGGGATTTGCCTGCATATCAATATCCTTGAGCAATCCAGTTGATCGAGCGCTCCACCGGAGTGGAGCCGTTGAAAATTTCGATGTCGAAGCCGAACTCATCGGACGTAGCCGCCGAGACAACAGCGCGGTCTCCGTTCTGACTATCCAGAATCGTGATTTGAAGGTTGGGGCGTGCGTGGAAGGGCTTAGGAAATATCACCCGCACCCCGGCGGCCGGAATCACCACCGACTCCGCGCGCGCGATGAGATCAGGCACATCGACAGTCCAGCGGAACCGCGACACAAGCGGAATGATTCGAGGATTGGCAGTGGCCAGATACAGGCGCACATCGAAGTACCTGGAATTGATCAGGCCAGGGACAAAGTCCACCCAATCGGACCACTCCCCCTCCTCCTGCGCATGGCGGATCTGCGGCCGTACCGTAATGGCCTGTCGTGCAGAGCCATTCAATAGGTCATCGACCGCAAGCAGGTCAGGGATAGACAACAGGTCATCGTCCTGGCTGATCGCCAGAAACTCGATATCGAAATCGATGCGTACGGGCGCCACGTAACCGATGTCAACCTGATCGCTCACCGAGTTGGTGTAGGTTCCGTCCGGCGCTGCGCCTCCCATCCACAGCAGGTCCGACTCGGCCAGTAGGTCCGGGCTGGCCAGCCAATCACCCAGCGCAGCCAAGGACAACTTGCCCTCATAGACGATGGCTCCACCGGAGAGGGTGCCGGTCCAATCTGGCGCCTCGTCCTGGGCCAACAGGACGTTTCGCACCAGCACCGCGCCCGAGATCACAATGCCAGCAGCCGGCCCGTACACGACCGTTCCATTGGACATCTTGAACCGCGCCGCCACCCAGTAGCCGCCATTGCCGACCGCCAGCATCTCATGCGAACTCGTGATTCCCACCAGACGCGAGTTTGCCCAACTGTCGCCGATCCGGACCTCGTAGGCCGGTTCCCGCACGTCCATGACCTTCCGCCAACTCAACACGGTCAGGCCATCGCGGAACACCGTCGTCAGCCCCTCCACCGGCGGCAGAGGCGCGGCCAGGCCTTCGACCTTGTAGGTCAACGTCTTCGGCGTGCCAGCCCGGTCGACCCCTTGGGAACCACCGTCGCAACGATCACGTCTCCAGTCTGCACAACCAGATCGAGCGAGCGCCCCTCGACAGTCTGCGCGACGCGTTGCACGCCATTTACCGCTACCTTGATCTGCACCGGCATATCGCGGGACAGCGCCCAGGACAGTCCCACGCGGATTTGGTCGGCGCTGACGCTCACGATCGATTCGGTAGCGCTCAGGGAGAACACCACGCCGCTCAGCAGCCCACCATCGCGGGGCGGCGTGTACAGGTAGGGGTTCGACTCGCAGGCGTAGTACTCAGGGTCGTCATCGATCGCCTCGAAGCGCAGGCCATCTCCGGCCGGCGCCACCCCCGAGACCTTGAACCGCCGGCCCGGGGTCGCCAACGGGTCGAACTGCCATGCCCAATCAAAGGGGGAACAGTCCTCGTACCCTTCATCCCCCGGCATCGGGAACCCGTCCAGGTCGGTCACGATGGTGAGCTCGTCAACCTCTCCCATATCGGAGGACACCGTCACGACCTTCATGTTGCCGTCGGGGTCGCGCAACATGACCGTGCCGCTTCCAGCGCTGGGCACGGCTTGCTGCAACTTCATCAGCGTGCCACCGCTGCCTGGCATGAGGCGGCCGGAGTAGCCCCATACGGTCAGGTCATGAGAGAACGACACCACGTCCCCGCGCGTGCAGACCAGCCTTCGAGGTCCGTTTCCCAAGAGACGCGCCGGCGCTTCCACACCTGGCTAGCAGCGATCAAGTTCGCTTCGCGCCCGGCCATGTCGGCGTTCGTGCAGCCGTCCAAATCCAGCTGCAGCGGATTATTGGTAGCGATGGCGCCCGGGACCTTGGCGCGCACCTCGTCCATCACCCAGCCCGCGTCCTTGTTCACGAAGTTGGCCACAATCTCGTCGACCGTGCCCTCGTTGATGTAGGTGATCTTGAAGGAGCCCGCGCGCACGTTGAACGGCCCGACCATGGCGGATACCGGTAGGTTCTCGGCATCCCACACGACCCCTAGCTTTCCAGTCTGGTACGTCATCGATGCGCGCCCTGCCCTGGCGATCATCTGGAGCACGGCCGCGGCGCTCATCTTCTGATCCAGGACATAATCGAACGTCAGCCGCTTTCGGTCGCACCATAGCCCCCAGGCCTTGATGGACTCGAAGTCGATCTGGGCGTCGGTCAGCCCACCACCGTAGATGCGCTGCCCGGCCGTGTCCCTTTTGCCGCGCGCGAACCACAGGAACCACCACGCCGGGTTGCTTGTCGTGGTCCACTTCCACTCCGAGCCCGTCCAGACCGAGCACCATGCTGAAGCTATAGCGCTGAATTCATCAACGGCCCCGTTCAGCTGAGACGACGCTGGATACGCAGCGCCACACGCAGCTGACCCGAGTAATCGGCCGTGTCGGTCTGGTAGCAGAGGATCTGGCTGATCGCCGTCTGGTTCGATTCGCGGCTGCTCTGTATGTCCGCGGCCACCTTCCAGGCGCGGACCTCATACATGCCAACCGGTACATTCCACGAGACGGTCTGGCGCGTCGGCTCCTGTCTGGCCCCGGTGACACGAACGCCGGGATTTGTGCTGTAACCGATCAGAGGATCGGGCGCGATTCCGTACCAGGGTTGGCCCATCTGGAAAGGGTGCGGCTTCCAGCGCCAAACCCCCATGACCGGCGGCACAACCGTCTCTCCCGCGTCACCGCCGCCGAAGCTGTACCCGGGCTTGATGACGAACGTCTCACCATCTGTATGGTCAGCAGGATTTGTCGAGCCAAACCCGACCTGTTGTTCACGTCGGTAGGGCTCGCCCGCATCTCCGCCCGTGCCGGTATCGATCTGCATCTTGGCCCAGTAATGGGTCGCATAGATCGCATCGTTCAGCAGGCCAATGTCCGCCCAGACCCCACCGACAGGCCGATACTGCAAGCGAAGATCAACAGACCGCGCTTCCAGCCCCCCGGCGTCGTTCACATAGAACAGCTGCGATGCAATCTCAACGGAGATATGCGTCACATCGCTCGGGGTAGTGCGAGTGTTGATCACACCGGATTGCAGCGTGAACCCCTGCAGCGTATCCACGTTGCCGGAGAACATGGACAGCGCGCCGGTGTTGGGGTCGGACGATTGCAGCTGGACCCTTGGTAATTGGAAACCGGCGTTTCTCCGATCTTCAGATCGCTCAGCGTAATGCCATTGAGCTGAAGCCCAAAATGGAAGATCTGGTTCAGAAACTGCGTGTCCCCTACATACTGCGAGTAGGGCTTCGCGCCGTTATCGGGAACTACCTTGTGCCGGCCAAACACCAGCGCCATCGGCTCCCAGGCCCGCGTCTGGTTCCGCCCGCCCTGGATCGCGTAGGTCGGACTGCTCTCGTACTTCTGACCGGTTCCCAGCTTCGCGGCCGTCGGCGTCGGCATGGGCAGCAGTGCGTTCACGAGCAGCGAGCCTCCGATCATGATGAGGCTGCTGCCGACAGCACCGGCCATCGATCCAGTAAACCCTAGCGCCCCCCCTAGAGCGGCGCCATAGCCCATGCTCACGACAACGAGCGCAATCATCGCGACCGTGCGCAGCACCTTCCCGCCACCCCCGCCGCCCTCGCCCTTCGCACGGATGACAACCTGATCGCCGTTGCGCGGGATCAGCCGGCGCCACAACTCTCCGGGGACCGCCCGGCCGTTGTGCCAGACGTTCGTGACGCGCGACGGGAGAACGACGCCCACGCGCTCGCAGTACCGGCCCAGCGTTTCGCCGGGAAGAAACGCATCACGGAACGTCTGGCGGCCTTCAGAGGCGACGAACGGATTGTTCACCACCACGAGGGCCGGCTGCTCCCGTTCGACCAGCGCCTGCGCTTCTATGATTTCCATCGGTAGAACCCTTCAATTTTGTAATCGACCATGGTCATGGCGCGCAGCGCTGGCGAATGACCGCACCGAAGCTCTTATCGGCATGCAACACCCACCACTCACCCGCCAGCTGGCACATGACGCCGATATGGAATAGATCGCCGCGCGACATCAGCAGGACGGGGTGTCCCTCGATCGGCTCAGCCACACGCTCGGCAAAATCGTCCTTGACCCGAGCGATCTGTGCCGCCTGAGCCCGCAATTCCTCCTCATGGCACTGCGGCAACGCCGGAAGAACGCCCAACACTTCGCGGGCCACCAATTCGGCGAGCGCGGCGCAGTCGCCGGTCTCCGGCACATAGGGCCTGTTTATGTATTGATCGGACCAGTGCATCTCAGAAATTCCCCGGTGAGGTAGTCGGGTCGTGCCGCACGGTCACCGCCGACTGCATAAGCGTGTTCTTAAACCCCAGGTCGCCCGACACGCGGTAGTTGGTGATTGCCAAGCCGGCCAGGTCCATCGTCATGTCGAACTCCAGGTTCGCCGGCGTCGACCGCAGCAAGAGGATGAGCCGGCACTTGGCACCGGCGCCGCCCTGGCTCACCTCTAGCCATTCCGTTAACTTTCGACCGATGTTGTCGACCTCTAGCCGTGCGCTCGGGATCTGCCCGTCTTGGTCGTCGGGCACGGACAGATCAAAGCGACAGGCCAGGTAGGTATTGCCCTCGACTACGATGTTCACCGTGTCGTTGACGAACCGGGCCGGTACAGCAAGCCCTGGGTGCGTGATCTCGATCAGTTCCAGGAGCGGCTCGTCCGCGCTGGTCGCGTTGAGGTTGCGCTTGGCCCGAGGGGAAAAATTCCGCGCCATATCAGCCCACCGTCTCCAACTGCGCCTGACCGTTCCAGAGCGAGGCGCCGGCGCGCTCCCATTCCAGGTTCCCGCCCACGATGCGCGCCTGCTTGATCTGGCCGTCCAGGTCTCGCCAGTCGAACCATCCCGTTCCGCCGTTCAAATCGACGGCCATCCAGGAATCGAAGCGCTCCCGATCCGCCGTGGATCGAACTTGGACCGTCACCTGCCTCGTGACGATGGGCGTAGTCCACCTCGGCCGCTGCTTCGTGATACCCCCATCCATATCGGTCCGCAGGACGCCGTAGTCGGCTTTCTGGGTCCTGCCACTCTTCAGAATGGCTGCATAGGTGGGAAAAGCTGCCATTTCACCCCCTGACCAAACCTTGGATCGCGCGCGCCGACGGACCATTGCGCTTGATGTCTTCGATCACGATGGAAATCACCATGCCCTTGGCGTCGAAGGTCGACGAGGCGCCAGTGACCTGCTGCGGCGTGCCTTTATTGATGAGTTCGATCCGGAGCGTCGCCCTGGCTGACGCCGGCCGTCGGCGACGACACGCCGACCGGGCCGCCGCTGGAGTAGCCCTTGTTCCAGCGGTTCAACTGCGGAATTCCCAGGCGGCGCGTCGCCTGCTGGTTGAGCACGTACTCGCCCTTGTGGACGATACCGGCGGCTCATACTTACCGCCGTCGCCCGTGTAGCCGCCACCAGACAGCGACAGAGGCAGGCCTGCATTGACGCCCTGGGTCGCGCCAGCCACCTGGCCGGCAGTCGGCGCACCGCCACCACCAAGGGCGCCGCCAATCGCGGTCCCCAGGTATTGGAAGATTCCAGCCGCGGCAGACCTCACCTGGATCCGGACGAGGTCCGCGATGATGCTTTGTGCGAGATCCGCGAAGCTGAGCTTGCCGCTCGTCACAAAGGTGGTGAGCGCATCCTCCATTTTGCTGAAGGCGCTGCTAAACGCCTCCTGCGACTGCCTGGCCATGTTCGCAGCTTCGTCGCCATAGTTGGCGATCGCCTTCGACATGCCATTCAGCCAGTTGGCCTCGGCGGCATCGGCCTCGGCGTGGAAACTGCGCAGCAGGTCCAAGCGCTCCGCATAGAGCAGGCGATACTCGTCCACCTGGTCGGCAAATCCATCCTGCGTGAGATCGCCCTTGGCCAGGTCGTCCGCCGCCTTCTTGTAGTCCCGCTGATAATCCTGGAACAAGGCTTGCGCCTCCTGCAGGCGCTGCAGGTCCTTGTCGCCCATGCCATAACCCGCGAGCGAGTTTCCGTATTTCTGCCGGTCGGCTTCCAGTTGGAGCTGGGCCGCGCGCTGGATACCCAGCAGGTCGACGCGCTCCTTTTCGAGCTTGTTCCGGCGCTCCAACTCGACGTTGACGTCAAGTTGCCGGAGGATCTCGTCCTTCTTGGCGACGAGCGACTTCTGCTCGGCGGTGAGAATCTTCTTTTCCTGCAGGTCGGCAATCTGCTGGACAAACTTGACGCGGGCCTTCTCCGCCTCGCCCATCGCCTCGGTCGTGTCCAACTGGGCGCGTAGGACCGCCTCCTGTTCGCGCAACTGCGCGAGTTGACGGACGCCCGCATCGTCTTTCGTACCGCTGGCACCCGACTTCTTGATAAAGCGATCACGCAGGCGCTTTTCGACGTCGGGGCCGTACAGCGGGCCCAGCTCGTCCTTAGCCTGCTTGACTGCGTCGTTGAACTTTTCCTGATCGGTGGCGTATTCCTTCATGAAACGGGCCAGCGCGGCGCGCTGCTGCGCCAACTGGTTGAC